CTTGATCTTGCGGAGGGTGGTACTTATATTTTCGATCAGTCTGACAGTTCCAACTCTGGACATCCACTAAGATTTTCTACAACATCAAATGGTACTCATGGCGGTGGATCTGAATATACAACAGGAGTTACTACTGCTGGGACACCTGGACAAGCTGGTGCATATACACAGATAGTTGTAGCTGCTTCTGCTCCTACTTTGTACTATTACTGCACTGTTCATAGTGGAATGGGAGGACAGGCTAATACAAACTCAACTCTTGGATCAAGTAATTTTGATGGGACAATCCAATCTGTAGCCAAAGTAAATGCTTCGGCAGGGTTTTCCATAACAAAATACACAGGCACAGGTTCAGCAGGAGCAACAGTAGGGCATGGATTAGGAGTAACACCTAATGTAATTATTATCAAAAATAGGACAGATTCAAGTAGTTCATCTTGGGCAGTTTATCATTCAGGAGCTTTTGTTAGTGCTTCAGATCCAAAAATTCTTTACTTTAACTACAATCTTGGTGGGTCTGCTGACACAAATGTTCTTGGAACAAGTGTAACTATAAATTCTACAAAATTTAGTTTAGGTGATTACAACGGATCAAATGGTAATGGAGATAATATGATTTCTTACTGTTTCAGCGAAGTTGCAGGGTATAGCAAGTTTGGCACCTATGTTGGAAATGGATCTTCGAGTGATGGTACATTTGTGCCGTTACCATTCAGACCTGCTTTTGTATTAATAAAATGTACAAGTGGTACTTTTAACTGGATGATATATGATTCAGAAAGAGAACCTTTTAATTTAATAGATAAATATTTAATGGCTAACTCAGCTAATGCGGAAGCTGGTAGTTCTACTGATAATCCAATTGATTTTTTAAGTAATGGTTTTAAATTACGTTATTCCAACACTTCGACTAATCAAAATGGAGGAACATATATTTATTTTGCATTTGCAGAATCTCCTTTCAAAAACTCTCGTGCGAGGTAAACTATTATTATGGCATTTAAACTAAACGGAAACCCATTAGCAGTTGATGTTCCTTTTACCGTTGGGGATATAAATTACCCTGCTAACTGGCTAAGACTATCAACAGCACAAGAGAAAAAGGATCTTGGTATTACTGAGGTTGCTGATGCACCAACGTATGATTCACGTTTTTATTGGGGTGATGGGACTGCAAAGAATCTTACAGATACAAATGAAGTTGATGAAAATGGCGATCCATTATTAGATGAAAATGGAGATCAGATTGTTACTCAAGGTGTTAGGTCTGTATTAAAAGTACAGGAAAAAACTACTGCTGGTTCTTTATTAGCAAGATATGATTGGTACGTTGTAAGAAAAGCTGAAAAAGATACTGCTATTCCTTCAGCAATCTCAACATTCAGAGATGGAGTGCGGACTGCCTGTGATACAAGAGAAACAGAGATTGATAATTGTGCAGATACCGCAGCTTTAGTAACTTTATATAGTTCAAAAGAAGATGGAACACCGAATATGACACAATATCCAAAAGATCCTAACGCTTAAATTCGTGCATTTGCCTTGATATAACACCCATAGTGACATACAAAGGCGATAAACCTATAATTAGCAGTAGAACAGCTATGCTCATAACTGACATAGCTCTTATCACAGCAAGTTTTATCATGTTTCAAAAGATAGCTAATGTTTTGAGTATCCTCTCATTTTTAATGGTAACTTCAGTTATAGGCGGAGGGTACTTTGGATATAAGTATGTAACATCTGAGCAATTCAAAGCCAAGATTATGAACCAAGTACTAGGAGAAGTAAAAGGTTTATTACCAAATGTATTGGATAAAGGATTGCCAAAAACAACTGGCCTATCTATACCAACACCATTTAAGAAATAGTTGGAAATACCAGAGATAAGTATTCCAGAAATACATATACCTGAGATCCATATACCTTATAGTTTTTTACCTAACTATGACCACTCAAATGTAGAGGTTATAGGCTGTACTCATTACCATAGAGATACAAAGAATACAGGTAATAGAAATCTAATAATAGATGACCCTAATGGTGTAGTAAGTAACTGTCCTTATCCAAGTTTTTATCCTTTAAATTATCAACCAGATCAATTAATTATTGTTGAGGAATCTGCACCAGTAGAACAGGAATCAAAACCTTTACCAGAAGGAAAGCCACCTAAAGCAGAGATCCCAAAAGAAGAAAAAAAAGAAGATGACTATAAACCTTGTCCACCTAAAAATGCACCATTTAGAGAAGGAGATTTTAAAAATGAGCTTCGGCTTGAAAGGCTGGTAAAATGGGAGCGAGACATATCAGATGGTTCTTGCAATGCGGTCTGGGAAGAAGTACCTTTTATCGACCAATATATCCCACAACCTAGCACTATTGTCTCTACTGCTGTTATCGCTTCTGTGGCTGCGACTACTCCTATTATTTTAAATTTAGTAAAACCTATTGTAAAAAATCTTATAAAGAAACTTACTTCTCGGAAGTCAAAGAATGAGTGTGAGGAATCACCTGATTAGGAGGTACTGTTACTTTTATCCCTTCACAAATCTCTGCGTATTTTCCAGTAAAGGTTACACCTAGTTTCGCCTGTTCAGAGCAAACTTTAAGTCTAAAAAGTGCAAGCTCTAGCGAAGTTTTCTTATACAATAATTCTTGATTTTTAATATTCATTTCTGTTGCTTTTAAACATAAATCAGGTGCTTTGCCTAACGGAATACTTATCTGTGCAGAAATTCCGTAGTTTAAATTAAAATTTTCTTTTTCAAATCTAGGTGTTTCTTGAACGTACTTAATAGCACCTGTATCTTCGTTATAAATATTTTGTCTGGTAACGTCTTGTCTCGGTAAGTTGAATGTATGAGAATCGGTTACATAGGGAGTGATTGTAAGGCTAGGAGAAGAACAAACTATACCCTGTGACATCCTAAATTGTGGTGTTGAATTAGGTGCAATCATTGTGGCATTGTTATTTACCGTGCCTTGTGCAGTTGAGTTCGGACTACTGACCGTTGTATTAGCTAGAACTTTTGTAGGACAAAGTATAAGAGCTATTGCCCAAAGGTAGTTTCTACGGTGGTTGTTGTGGTTGTATTTATGGTGCGGTTTATTGTTGTTATTGTGTCTACCCCTGGTGTGATCATTGTCTCTACCAGAGAAAAAGGTTGACTTGCGTTTACTATTTTCCATCTAGGCACACCTTCCAACGTAGGACTTGTATATGAAAAGTTAATTCCGTTAACCGTTTGTGTAGCTTCTGCGGTTGGAATTGAGTTAATATATCCATTAACATCTGCACTCTCTATATTTGTTCCTGATACTCCATAGGAATAACCTGTGCGGTATTGATGACTCGTTATTGATTCCGTTATTACTGATTGAGAAGTGCTGTTTGTCGAGGAACTTCCTGTACGGAACGTTGGCACAATTGGGTTTGCAAGGGTTTTGACAGGAAATAATATTATTAATAGCAGCCAAAATTTTTTCAATCTATGGTAATGGTTACTGTAGTTGAGGCAACGCAGCTAGAACCTGATCCAAATGCACCAGAACACGTTGTAACACCTGACGATAAAGAAGTCATAGCACCTGATCCAAGAGTACCCCCACTACCTACAGTTGTTTGTCCTGATAGATGAGGTAAAGCTGCTATACCAGATGATGGTGTGACAGCAGAAGGAGTTGCATCGCCCATTGTTACCGCTTCTGTAAGACTGAAGGCCGAACCTGCGGTAGTAATTGCCTTATCAGTTTGAATCAAAGCTGGTACACCTGCGGTCAAACTCGAAACATTTAGTCCACCAATCTGACCAGAAGTTGTAGATCCTCCAGAAGTTACAGATGGAGTGATGTTGTTTCCTGATATTGAATAAGTCGTACCTAATTTATTCGTAACAGAGTACGGCATATCTACACTTATCTGTGCAGAGGTTGTGAACTTTTGTGTTATATCAGCGTATGCCGCAGGGCTAAACAGAAATAAAAGTGCAAATAGTTTTTTCATTTTTTTGGCTCGACTTTGATAACTTCGGGTTTAGTTGTAATTAGCTCAATCGGCTGTTTTATTATTATAGTTTGATAACCACTATTATTGCTATTAGTACCATTCTCTCCATCTTTCTTTTTCTTCTTTGCTCCTTGTGCTGCATTAACACTTATGCCAAGACCGCCCAGAATATTCCCAAGAAGCCCAGCCGCAAATGTCGAATCCACTCTAGGTTGGTCTGGTATATCTATTCCAAATAGCTTATTTGGCAACTTTATATATCCTAAAGATAAAACTACTAAACACCATGCCAAGATAAAACCTTGTGCAACAGTAGAAATTAAAAAAGTAATTTTTTCTTGATAATCAGGCTTTTCATCTTCAGATTCTTTTACTTTTTGAAGAGGTTTTACCTTTTCTTCTGCCATAACAAGCCTTTTCTGTCATAATAGACATATATAGAGGACTAGTAAAGTGGTAGAGGTTATTGCGGCATTAGGTGGAGCATTATTAACAGCCTGTTTTGTATCTGTTGGTTCTATTTCTTATAGAGGAAGACAATCAAGAGATGACCTCGTGCGAAATACAACAGCAATAGAATTATTAACAGATAAAATTGATAATATGCATGAAGATATGCGTGAAATATTTCATCGTCTTAAAGAAGTAGAACTAGCAGTTGTAGAACTTAAACCAAGAAGATAAAAACTACCTCAAGGGGATCTTTACAAAGCTAACCACTACTTTGCAATAAGGTAGTTATGCCAAATTTAACATTGTTTGTTATGTTTGGAAAGTATGA